TCGCTTACATGCAGATTGCCGTAAATGTCAATTGTCGTAGCCGCATCATTTCCGCCTGTAACTGTCCAGTTAACAGACTTAGGCGCAAAGTTGGTTGTAACCACATTAGCCGTCATCTTAAGATTCTCAAACACGCAAGTCGTGCCACTAGCTGTAGTGTCATTATAGTGGTAAGCGAAGTTGTAAATAGCCCCAGTCTCAGAACTAATGAACATATCCCTGAATTGACTATGCCAAGCCGTCCTACAGTAGAATCCTATCCAGGTAGCGTTGTTTATAGTGACATTCTGTACATCATAAGCCGTTCCAGATTTGATGTATAGCCCAATTGCAGTTGTGCTATTGATATAAATGTGTTTACACTCAAGATTGGAAGTAGAAAAGTGAGCTGTATTGTCCAGCCATAATACTGCACCAACCGTTTCTCCTGGAACATCCGGAATAACTGCACTTGTCTGAATCTCAGTTTTATTGATGTTACCTATTATGCTCTTTGTGACATGCAGAGTAATTGGAGTATAATATAACATATCTGGAAGATAGTAATATTTACCAGCAGTACCGTTAACATATGTCATATAATTAGTCCATCTGGTTGCGAGGTCACTTACGTTTCCTATAATACCGAACGAATTAGGAGTAATTGCTTCTCCAAATATTGCATGAGCAAACTTACCATTTGTCATTGCAATAACAGAACCATTGTCCGGTGTTCCGGTATCCATAATATTATACATAAGTGGCGCACTGTCTCCCACTGTATAATAACCCAAGCATGTTGCAATGCCGCTTGTCATACTGCTATTTACCATATCAGCTACAGTGCTAAAAGGATTTCCGATGTTAATGATATCATCACCAGCCACAAGTACTTTATATGGAATATTATTATTTTTAAATTCCACATATTTAAAATAATCATTAATGGTTTTAGGCGCGTGATATGTCATAGGATTAGTTGAATTTACATTTACATCTACCCCGGTTAACGTAATGTCATGGGCATTTATAACATATCCTTCATCAACATTGTCTGTATGACTACCAGTAACTGTCTCAGTATAGCTTCCACCCAACGTCTTAATTTCTGAGCCTGTAACGTTCTGCGTAAGCCCGCCCCCAATAGTCACATTCTTATTTCCACTATCAGTTTCCATCCAATTAATACTTTTAACAACTCTATCCTGCCCTGTATACAAGTTAATAGCATTACCAGTCCCCGAATCAGACAGAGCTGTTGTCGTCCCGCTCATCCAACCCTCAATAACGTTGTTATCACCACCGATTACAACACCATTTTCTGCATACTCAGTATTCAGAATCTGTGTGACGCTATTGTTGTTTCCAGTGATTGAAATAAGCGTCCCAGCATTAAGCTTAGAGTTATTAACAAAATTAATGTTATTAACCGAAGCCCTCACGCCGCCAATAGCCAAACCATTTCCCTGTGTACCGTCGAACACAACATTATCCATCTGGACAATCCCGTCATTATCAATAGACAGCATGTTATATCCGTTTTTAAATATCACATCACTGATAAGCATATCCGTAGCATTTCCCGAATAAATTGAGCAGTTAGCCGTCTGACCCGGCATATTAGCATTGAGCGTGATGTTAGAAATCGTACAGTTTCCCAAGTCGCCACTCAGTAAATCCTTATTGCTAGCGGCACGTAACATGATAATCGTCTTATATCTGTCCATACCAATTAAGGATACTCCTGTAACCATTGTTAATCCCTGAACGCTGTACGTTCCAGCCGGGAAAAACAGATAATTGCTCTTTCCGTTAACATAATTAATCATTGCCTGAATAGCAACCGTATCATCTGTAACTCCATCGCCTTTTGCCGCAATCAGCGGGGCAGGAGGATTTTTAACGTTGATGAAGAAGTAATCAGCAAGTACCTGTTTAACAATTTCTTCCAGGTTCATCTGGTCTAAGAGTTCCTTAACTAACTCTATGATGTAGTCAGGTAAACCGTTAATTGTGGTAGCCATTTCATTGATTGCCTGAGTCAGTTTGCAGACCTGTTCATCGTAACTTAACGCGTCATTAAACACGGTTGGCAATGTTAACATGCACCACTGTCTGAGCAATGGTATGCTTTTAAAGTTTGTCGTAGTAGTCAAAATGGATATCCTCCTGTCCAAATATTCATAAACAATTCGCCCAAGTCCTCAATAACCATCATATCGATATTAAGGAATGTCTCCCTAAACTCCATAATCAGACTAGCGTAACTCTGGGTTCCTTGTTTACCTTTTACGGTTTCCAAATAATCCTCTGTGTTGTTAATCGTTGTGCTATTGTTTGTTGTAGTTGTAGTATTTGTTGTGGTATCTGTTGTGCTATCCGTGCTGGTATCCGTCTTTCCCGTTGTAGTCCCATTGCTAGTGTTAGTATCATTCACCATCCTTGCGTTAGTCAGATACTTCTCATTTCTAAGATTGTCTATGGCCCCTTGCGGTGTTGCTGAGAATTTATCAATATTTTCGCTTGTGGTGGTATTAGCAACCGTAGTATCGTCGGTGGTGTTTACATTTCCATGAATATCCACCAGGACCTGTCCGTTAATATCCACATTGCCTTGCAATGCTTCGGTGCCTGTTTTCTTTCCGGTGTGGTTTCTTGTAATGTCAACGTCATACAATGGGTTAAAATCTAACAACGCACTTTTGTATAACTGATTATAGTAGGGCATTATTTCATTTAGCTTAGTATCAAGTTTCAGCTTCCATAAGCCATAGGTTTCCAACCCAATCTCCCTAGTATAATAATGTTTAAGGATTTTAGTCTCCAACACATTCCTGTAACTTTCGTCAAATATGGGCCACGAAAAGTTGAATATTTTTGGAATGGCATTCTGAATGACCGTGTTAACGTCATCATATCCTACGCTTTTCTTCAATCCAGCTTCTGCTTCGCAGATGAATCTGACCTGTGTTGTATATACGCTCATTCTTCCACCCCCTCATCTTCAACCTCTATGTCAACATCTTCCTGTCCTTCTTCCGCCATTCTAGGGATAATCTGCTTATACCTAACTTCCAGCTTAAGGCCAAACATGTCATTAATCCTTTCGCAAGCCACTTCGCGTTCCATCAACCTTGTATAACGCTGTGCTTCAACGTCTCCCATACCCACTGAAATTTCAGAAGTATTAAGCCTTTCACGCTTTGAGGTGTTAGTGTTAGCAATACCCAGGTATGTCATTGCTTCGTCCCATATCTGCTGTTTAATTACCATCAATTTGTCTGCCACATAAGGTGCGGCTATGTCGATGGATTCAAGTCCTTTTAAGTCCATGGCCTTGTCAGCAAATATGAATGGGTAATTACCATCATACTGTTTAAACAGATTGATGATGGTCAACCGTTGGTTTTCTGAACACTTAACAATCTTTGGGGTTTTCTGTAATTTGATGTTGGTGTCAATCGCCCTCTGTACCTCGTATAACCTCCAAGCGTACATTTCGATATCCAACTGGCTGTTTGTATGCAATGAGTTGTTAAATATAAGCACACTGTTAAGGTTATCCAGTGGCATTTGATATCCGTTACTGGCGTATGCCCTACGAAGGATAGGTATCCTGTATACATCAAGTGGCCCTGATATCATGCACTGCAATGCCAGATAACCCATGATTTCATCCCTAAAGAACACAGCCATGCCGTCTGCCATCAGTGTAAGTTCCAGGAATCGTCTATCGCAGGTGGGCGGCAGGTTTATCCACTCAAACTGAGATATGCATAGGTCAACCAGTCGGTTGTAGTACTGTATGAACGTCCAGTCATTGCATTTTTTGGCGTTCCAAAACTCCCTATCCCCCTTAGGTCCGTTTACGTTATTCCGTCCTTTTGCCATCACGCACCACCTCCTACCCTATTATCCAATCCGTAATTGCCCACTTCTGAGCCGTTCTTCCAGAATGTAATACCATTGTCGTATATCCCTCTAAGGGTAGCCATGTCTTCTGATGGAACACTCCCTGTGAGGTTGGAATTTTGTGTCTTAACATAATTCCAGTGGGGGCGTTGGCTACGGTTTGGCACTTTTACCCGATGGGTAGCGTACCCATACGTGTTAAAGTAATCATCAATTATCTTTGCAAACTCAGCGCGTACGTGATAATTAAGAAACCAGAAATCCTTAACTTCCAGGGCTACCTGCGCTGTATTCGACTGTGAACCATGTGACTGAGGTGGCTGTGTTGAAATAGCGTTAACCCTAGCAAGGGTCTTAGCCACATTTGTTATCCCACCAACTGCGCCAACCGCGCCTATCGGTCCACCAGCGGCAATACCCACGGAAGCCGCCATTGCGCTACCCAGCATATCAATTGTCATGCTGGAACCATTCTGTGCCAGCCAAGCGCGGTACGAATCTGTTGTGAAAGAGCACTGAGGGAAACCACTAATTGTAATTGATTCGTTGTAGTTTGCGCCAACATACTTATATCCTAAAGGGGTAAGCATTCCAGTGGGGTTTGGTGACATATCCATTGCAAAATCAAATACACAGTTGGCTGAGTTAAAGTATTCGTACTTATAGGTAGCACTGTTTCCCATAAGATTTGTCACATATAAAAAGCAGTACGGATAGGTAAACAGCTTGTTATTCTTTGGCACGTATCCGTCAATTTCCCCTCTCTGCTTATCCCTGGTAATGCTGTAATGTTTAGCGGGTGCACCCATGGTTGTCGTAAAGCTTGACGGCATCATGAATATTGACACAACGGCGTCTGCTTTATTATCATCAACAAGTTTGTCAAGGAAAGCCGCCACTGCTGGAAATGTGTCAAAAGTGTGTAACCAGCAACCTGAATAGATATTGCCATATCCGCCAGTACTTGTTCCTGGCGCACCTGTGCTGTCAACGGTTGCCGCAACTACCACAACATAGTCATTCATGTAATCTGTCCTGAATGCTGTATCAAACACATAATCGCCTAACTCTAAATCTTCGGGTACTAAGTTTTCCCCTATAGCGTCGGTCAGGCTGTGTTCCCTTACAACAAAGGACGGGTTTACGGTATAGTCAAAGAACCATGTCTGCATAACATCAATTTCGACCGTTATTTCAGACGTTTCATTGTTTATATATTTAACCGACGTTATGAATGCATAGAACCATTTCGTACCAAATGACTGGTTCTGGAACATGATATAGTTACAGTCATATAGCTGTTCTGCATTAATACCAATCATAATTGGTTCGTTCATATTAACATAAGACAATGCCGGGTTGTTGAATTTCGTCAATGTAGAAAAGTAAGCGGTCTGAGCGGACGCGCTTGTAAAATATATTGTGTTTCTATATGTGTTGTCAAGAGGAACGTTTTTAAGAACCCTGACATTTGTATTAGGTGCTACATACATATTATTCCTCCTAAAGCCCCTGGAATTACCAGGGGCTGTGACTTATGTTTACTCCGGTGTTGATACTGTAATGGTTGCTGTGTTAGATTTAGAATCGTCAAAGGTGCTGGTTGCTGTCACTGTAAGGGAAGCGGCTGTCTCATTTTCGCTTACATGCAGATTGCCGTAAATGTCAATTGTCGTAGCCGCATCATTTCCGCCTGTAACTGTCCAGTTAACAGACTTAGGCGCAAAGTTGGTTGTAACCACATTAGCCGTCATCTTAAGATTCTGCCCCTTTACTACTGTTGCGGTTGCAGGTGTTACAGTTACACTGGTAACGGTCGGCGCACCAGCAACATAAACCGTGTTGTTTGCAAAAGGCGAAACGCTGAACGTCTTCCAGGTGTGGTAGAAGTAGTTCCAGTACAGCCCCTGTCCGTTGTAGTTTTCGGTGAAGTTGTAGAAGTTATCGAAAATCATGAACCAGTCACGGTCTACCATAACAGCCGGAATTGCATCAAGTGCTGTAAGTTCATCAGATGAAATAGGCACGTAGTTCGGGTCATCCTTAAACAGGATGTTAAGCCTAGCGGTGTCTAACGCACCGAAACTGTCAACCAGGATTCTATTGCCCATGAACTCAGCTTTTTCCATGTTGAACGCAACTGCCAGAACTTCAACATCAATCACCGCGTCAAACTTAGCGTTAAGCAGGATAATCTGGTCACGCTTTTCTGTCTGGGTGGTCACACCGGACAGGTTATAATTGGTGGACGGAAATTCCCACACGTTGCTAACGCCCTTGATGGTTGATACAATCGTCTTGGCGTTGTCTGCTGTTACCGGGGCAACCTCAGTAACATTCATGCGACCCTGTAAGATGTTACGTGCCAACATGTATTTCATGGTCAGGAACTCGTCATAGTTAGCCCCTGTATACATGCTGTCAACAATCTTTGCAATCAGGTCGGTAATTCCCTGCCATGACAGGAACGCCTGTCTGAGCTGGTCATTGCTGATTGTGGCCTTGTAAAACTTCTGATAGTTAAGGATGTGGAACGCCGCACGTACGTCCGGTATTTCACGCTTAAACACATCTGTTTCCGCGACTGCGGGGTCAAACTGGAAGGGTTTTGCAATGTTAACGAAAATCTCTTCCACTGTCTCGCCAAATTCCAGCAATCCTTTCTTAAGACCGGACCAGGGATTGTAGAACACCTTGGATGTTATCAGCACGCGCCCGATGCGGTTCATAAGCGCACTGAGGAACTCGTTCTGCAATGCAGGATAGTTCATGATGATTCCACCAATCTGGCGGACGCTTGCCTGACTAGCCGGGTCTGCTTCTGGGATGTAGTCGCGGTAATTTGCAGAAGCGTTGTCCCGGATAGTGTTAAGAATCTGAGCAGTCGCTAACCTCATGTTGCTGACTCCATCAAGATTCATGTTGGTTGCTTCTGCCCTGTACTGCCGTGCCGCATTTGCGGTCACCGTGTTCATAGTAACTTTCTCTGGTTTAATAGGCATTATTCACCCTCCCTTTCTTCAAACAATGTTTCAAAACTGCGGACTTTACCATCGTCCTTAACGTCCTCTTCCTGGTCCTCCTTAGCCCCATCTATGCTGTTAAAGAACCTGTCCCTGTAACGCTTACGCCATTCAGCATCGAGGTTGTTGTATTTCTCTTCCCAATTCTCCTCACCCTCACGGTTGGCCCGGCGTTCCCAGTCCTCCCATGTGTCGGTCATGTCTTCGAGATAGGATAAGGCTTCCTCGGAATCATCCTCTCCAAGGCGTTCCCTTATGCGGTTGAAAAAGTTATCCCTGTCTAATACTGCCATACTTTCCTCCTTTCAATGTTTCACGTGAAACATTATAATTTTTTAAGATACATGTACAATGGCATTCTGTGTCTCCAATCCGGTGCACCCGGCGGATTAGGTGGCGGCACGTAATGTCCTTCAAACCAGTCATACCAATACCTTGCGTACTCCTGCCGTTTTGGTTGGTCAATTTCCGAGGGTCGCTCAAAATTCTTAAGGAAACAATCTGCAAGATATTCTGGCGTTTGCGTGCTAACCTTAAATTCTGCGAATGTTTCAGGGTATTGGGATGTGGGTATCCATTGACCGAACGGTACGGTCTCGGTATCTATCCATTCCATCTGACCGTTACCGTCATCGTGGGCATAACCATGCTGGTCGGCCCAATCGGTGTAGTTGGTGGAAGGTGTCCATTGCACTAAACCAAACCCTCCTGTACCCGGCGTAAGGTTCTGCCATATACCGGGGTTTAGGGTTGATTCCACTTGTTGGTTGCCCAGCATTCCTGCCACGGCGTTTGCTGTCCATCCCTTATCCATAAAGTATGCAAACTGAATGGTAGCGTTGTTCTGCATCTCACCTATTGCGAGATAGCGGTTGCCTTTAATCCACTCACTGACCGCCCCCTGTCCATAACGGTATAGGTGTAACCAGTTACCACGGGAATCATTAGCATTAATTGATACCTGCTGGTCTAGTGGGACTGTGCTGGTATGCGCTCCCATGGTTCTTGTCGCATCGAACGCCATTTCAGTGTGGGTAGACCTGAGAAGGATATCCCCTTTCAGCCATGGGACTGATGGTTCATGACGTGTGAATCCCTCCTGTACTAAAATGTTAGCCATGGTGGATGTGGTAAAGGGCCATGTTCCGTATTTCGATTCTAAATCCCAACCTCCTGCTATCAGCGCATACCATATGAATGATGAACAATCATAATAGGTTATGCCGTTAACAGTGCGCTGGTTTCGGTACTGCTGAGAGTATCCGACATTCGGTTTGTTGCATACTTCTATGGCCCAATTATAGGCAACCTGGATATTAGCCATATAAAACATCCTTCCAATTATTAAGGTTGTTACGAATAATGATAGAAGGGTAATCCCTTTCTGTCTGGTCAAGGTCGCACCGTCCAGCTATGCCCGGTATCTTACCGGATTCTGATGTTTGCCATAAGGTTACTGGTCTGCCGGGATTAGCGGCGTAACGCGCGAACCACATGTCATACTTTTCTGCGCATCTGGAACCCTGGTAATACCTCTGGTAATAGTCGTTGTTAGAGTAGAACATAGCGTAGAATCCTGCTTCTTCCAGACGTTCACAAAATGCTTCTGTGCATTTAAGTACAAAATCCCTTGTTATCTTAACGCCGTTCTTGGTGCAGTGCGTAACGCTATCATATTCAAAGTCATATACCAGTGGATATGTTGGCCTTCTTGAGCCAACAAAGTTAATCAGATGTTCTGCTTCACGTTTAGCCATATCAGGGTGTAACGCATAGCTGAACCAGTATAACCCGTATGGTATGCCTAGCTTCTCGCACCATTCCACGTTTCTTGCCGCTTGCGCGTCAATATTATTGTTTCCAAACCCAGCACGGATGATAGCGAAATCTGAATGCTCAGAACCGATTACTTTCTCCCAATCAATCTCACCTTGGTGTCTGGAAACATCAATCCCCTTAAACATGCTTGTCTCTCTCCATTCTGTCTAACAGTTTTGTCAGCGCAATGGTGTTGTTATTCAATGCTTCTGACATTTTGTCGATTTCTTCCTTGTGCTTATTATTGCTGTCGTATATGTACCACAACAGAATAAGTGTTAAGGCTATTGGGAAGCCTACGGTACTGATGATACTTACAATATCATTCACTCGTGTTCACCTCCCTGGTAAAATAATCCGGGTCTGGTGTACCGCCAACCTCTTCCACAAAAAACTGAAACGACTAATCTCTCCGATGGTGCTTTGAACGTAAATACATTAGGGCTACTTCCGTCAATTATCGGAAAAGAATAGCTTTGCTGTTGAGAAAAAGCCGCTGTCGTAAGTTTACCTAATTCGTTGCTTTCGCATCCAGCCGTGGAATTAATCTTCATTTTCTTCACGCCAAATGGAAGCACGATAGAGCCGGGGGAACCCGAATTTAACGTTGCTGTATATAGTAACTTCATTGCAATACCTCCTTCCTACCTTTCATTATATCAAAAAGTACTTGACTTGTCAAGCGGAATGTGTTACAATAATAAGAGATATTATAACCGAAGGGAGTTAGGTGTGGCTTACTATGACGGGACAAAACTTCTGTCCATGAAAGACATTAATGGTAAAAACCCGGAACTGTTTATGGTAACCACGAACCGTACGGGTGGTAAGACAACGTGGTTCAACCGTTATCTTGTAAAAAAGTTCAAGAACGGACAGGGTAAGTTCTGCCTTATCTACCGTTTCAATTATGAGTTATCAGACGTTACAGAAAAGTTTTTTAAGGATATACACGGCCTATTTTATCCTAATGACGAAATGTCAAGTAAACCCATGGCTAAAGGTATATTCCACGAGTTGTTTTTAAATGAGGAACCTTGCGGATATGCAATCGCACTTAACAATGCCGACGCAATCAAGAAATACAGTCATATGTTTAATGATGTAGACAGAATGATGATGGATGAATTTCAGTCTGAGACAAATAAATACTGTACAGACGAAATAAGGAAACTGTTATCAGTTCATACCAGCGTAGCGCGTGGTAATGGTAAGCAGATACGTTATGTACCTGTATACATGTGTGCTAATACGGTAAGTTTACTTAATCCTTACTATTCAATGTTGGGAATCAGCGATAGGCTTAAAAAGGATACTAACTTCCTGAGAGGGGATGGCTTTGTTCTGGAACAGGGATTCATTGAATCAGCCAGCAAAGCCCAGCTTGAATCAGGATTCAACCGCGCATTTGCTCAGAGTGATTATGTGCTTTATGCTTCTCAGAATGTTTATCTTAACGACAACTTCGCATTTATTGATAAGCCGGATGGGCGTGGAAGGTACTGCTATACTGTTAAGTATCTTAACAAACATTACGCTATTTACGAGTATGAATCACTAGGTATCATGTATGTAACTGATAGATATGATAGTAGTTTTCCTAATAAGCTTTCGCTTACCACGGATGACCACAATATTAACTACGTCATGATTGCCAAGAACGGCTTAATCATAAATCATTTCAGAATGCTGTTTAATCAGGGATGTTTCAGGTTTAAGAACTTGGACTGCAAACAGATGCTTATAAAACTTTTATCATATTAGTATCTACAGGTGTTATCTATAATTTGCCGCTGTCGGAATCCACATGGTAAAACATGCCGATGGGGTATAGGGTACTGGAAACCCACTTTATAGACCATCTGTTCAGATATACAAAGGGAGGATAATCTTATCCTCCCTTTAACAATACTTGCGCAAATACTGTTATTTAATCTCTTCATCCTTCCTTAAACTTATTTAATTTCTTGGGGGTCATATGATATCCCTTATTCACTAAAACAATTCCACCGGGCATTCTTACTGGTTTCAACATGTCCTTAAGCTTAAGACCTTCCTTAAACTCTGTTATATCGTGTTCCTGTAAAAACTCCTGTTTGGCTTTCTCCCCCATACCAGCACATCTGATTGAGTAGTATGGTTCTATCGGTTCCCCATCGTTGTGAGTGACATGCTCAATATACGTTTTCTGCCGAACGAAAATCGCTTTGTCCCAATAACTCTCGAGTTTCCATGCACAGAAATTTGTAGGATGAATCTTAATTCCTTTGGCGTCTTTAGGGTCGCCACTACAATGAATGGAATCTGTATCGCAGTATATGAAACCGTCCCTATCCGGCCCTTGATAATTAGCTTGTGCGGCATCGATAACGAACCTCCTTGCGTATGATGTGATTGCACTTCCCACTGCTATGTATCCTGGTTTCTTCTCATGCTCTTCTACAATCTCAAAGCCTAATACATTCTTATCGTTTATGTACGGCACCTTATAACTAGATAAGTCATTGGCCGAGAACTTTCCGTATAGATTGTTAAGGTAAAGCTTTGCCAACTCTCTTTCAGCATCCTTGCTGTTTTCCTTAATCTTCTTATACTTGTACATGTATTCGTCAAACAGCCCAATCTCCTGCCTAAACCAGCATCCGTCCAGTACTGTTAAATCAAATACGTTGTAGTGCTTAAGAAACAACTCGTAGTCTACTCCTGTCATGGTCATGGTTACATAGCTGTCGTGCAACTTGCCGTTTTTCATGTAATAACGTTTGTGCGTTCCTGTACTATAATCATAATAATCACTGGTTGTTAGATAGTCAGTTCCTACGTAGAGGAAACTTCCTTTAATTTGTACGGTTGGCAACATCCCTGGTTTTACCTGGAACCTGCATCTGATTCTTACAAAATAATAATTTTCTTTAGCTATCTGAGGAATGTCACCTGTCCAAAACTGTGGCTTTCCTACTGGATAGTAGTTTCCTGATTCTGATGACATGTTCGAAGGGTAAGAACTATTGATATCTGCTGTCCATCCTCCGTTGTACATTCTATTCTCTTTGCCCTTAACAAGGTAGCAATATCCTCCACGGTAACTGTGGCGGATGTATGCATCAGCGGTCCTTTCTCCATATGTTTGCTCATCTATTTCTACCTCCGTTAAATCCGGGAAAAAGTTCTGGTAATCCTGCTTGTCGTATGTCTGCTTAAACTCTTCCAGACAGCATGAACCTATTGTCAGTTTCTGATGACCCCTCTCAAACATGATTTCTAGGGCTTCTTTAACTACTAATACATCATTAGCAATATACTCACATTCTTCTGGAGTTATCACACATCCCGCATATCTGAACCCTTCGTATTCCATGTTAAGCTTCTTGTGTTTCGTCTTGAATGACTTACCTATCTGTCTACACTGAATGGTAATAGCTTAAGGGAATCCCTAAACTCAATGATTGTGTTCTTATGCTTAATTGTGATGGTGTACCAAACACCTCTATCACTGATTGCGCATTTAAAATCCTTGTTGTTCATGTTACGTTCGGATGTTCTGTTCCAATTGTAATTGTTTCGTAGGAGGTAGTCTACAATAAAATTACCATCAAACTTAAGGTTGTGGAAGTATCCGATTACGTTACATCCTAAGTCATACACGCCGTCCAGGAACTCGCCAATTGAATGATATATTTCTACATCTTCCGTGCCGAGTTTGACCATGGCGGCGGCCCATACTTCTGTGTAGGTCTGGTCTTTAAAGACCGTTGTTTCAAAGTCACAAACGTAGTACTCATAATTGCGTGTTCGCACATTCTTATAATCCTCCAATAGTTGTGGGTCTATAAATTCTGTCAGACTTCTTCCCA